GAGGCTGTTGGCTGCCGAGCGTTTGGGGATACGAGAGGTCCCGGTCATCGTCGCTCGCGGCTGGTCGGAAGCGCAGAAGCGCGCCTACGTCATCGCCGATAACAAGCTCGCCGAGAACGCGGGCTGGGATGACGCGCTGCTCAAGATCGAGGTCGCCGATCTTACGGCGATGGGCTTCGACCTTCCGCTGATCGGCTTTTCCGACCGCGAGCTGGCGCGGCTGACGAACTCGAACCCTGGGCTCACCGATCCCGATGCCGTTCCAGATCTTCCGGCCGAGCCGGTGGCGCGTCGCGGCGATGTTTGGCGGCTTGGCCGTCACCGCCTGGTCTGCGGCGATGCGACCGACAAAGCCGACGTTGGCCGCGCGCTCGCGGGCGTGACGCCGCATCTGATGGTGACCGATCCGCCCTATGGCGCGAATTACGACCCGAACTGGCGCGAGCGCGTCTATCGCAGCGACGGCACCAAGGTCGGCGCAGGCGCTCGCGGGCTCGTGCTCAACGACGACCGCGATGACTGGACCGAGGCCTGGCAGCTCTTTCCAGGCGACGTTGCCTACGTTTGGCACGGCGCGCTGCATGTTGGCGTGGTCGAGGCGAGCCTGATCGCCAGCGGCTTCCAGATGCGCGCCCAGATCATCTGGGCCAAGAGCAACTTCGCCATCGGGCGCGGCGACTATCACTGGCAGCACGAGCCGTGCTGGTATGCGGTGCGCAAGCACAAGGTCGGACACTTCAACGGGGCCCGCGATCAATCGACGATCTGGGAAATTCCCAAGCAGCAGTCGTCCGAGACCGGCCACAGCACGCAGAAGCCGGTCGAGTGCATGAAGCGGCCCATCGAAAACAATTCGTCCGAAGGCCAGGCGGTCTACGACCCGTTTTCTGGCTCGGGCACCACGATCATCGCCGCCGAGATGTCGGCGCGGGCGTGCCACGGCATCGAGATCAATCCGGCATACGTCGATGTCGCGGTGCTGCGCTGGCAGGCATTTACCGGCGAGAAGGCGCATCGCGAGAGCGATGGCCGCCGCTTCAACGACCTGAAGGAGTCTACCCACGATGCCTGCGCGAACGATCCCGACGCAGCTGAAACTGTTGCGCGGCAATCCAGGCAAGCGACCGCTGCGCACTGACGAGCCGCAGCCCGAGATAGCGGCGAACTTGCCTGATCCGCCTCCGTTCATCACCGGCTACGCAGCCGACGAATGGTGGACGGTCGGCGCGGAGCTGCACCGGCTCGGCCTCTTGACTATCGTCGATGTCGCCCCGCTTGCCGCTTATTGCCACGCCTATGGCCAATGGCGGATGGCGGCCGAGGCGCTGGCGCGGATGCAGAACAACGATCCGCTGATGAACGGCATGATCATCAAGACCAAGTACGGCGATGCCGCGCAGAACCCGCTGGTCTATATCGTGCGCAAGGCGGCAGCGGACATGGTGCGCTACGCAGCCGAGTTCGGCCTAACCCCTGCCGCCCGCACCCGCATCAATGCTGGCGTCCAGGGCGAACAGTCGCAGAGCAAGTTTGCCGGACTCCTCGCCGGTTAAGCGCACGCCGCAGGGCAAGGCCCGCGCTAAGGCGGTCATCGACTTTATCGAGCGATTGACGGTGCCCAGCGGCACCGGCCAGGGCAAACCGTTCAAGCTCGACGCCTTCCAGAAGCTGTTCATCCGCGCGATTTACGAGCCGCACATCGGTGCCAACCGCGCGGTGCGGCGGGCGATCCTGTCGATTGCGCGCAAGAACGGCAAGACAGCGCTCATCGCTGCAATCGTGCTCGCGCACCTGGTCGGCCCCGAGGCCATCGTCCACGGCGAGATTTATTCGGCCGCGAATGACCGCGACCAGGCAGGCATTGTCTTCAAGTTCGCGCGCCAGATCGTGGACCTGGAGCCCGAGCTGGCAGCCGAGATCGAGGTCATTCCCTCGACCAAGACGATGATCGGCAGGCGCACCGGATCGGTCTATCGCGCGGTCAGCGCCGAGGCTGGCACCAAGCACGGCTATCTGCCGAGCCTGGTGATCTATGACGAGCTGGCTCAGGCCAAGAACCGCGAGCTGTACGACGTGCTGGACACCTCGTTCGGCGCGCGGCAAGAGCCGCTGTTCATCGTCATCAGCACGCAGAGCAACGATCCCGAGCACGTCCTGTCGAAGCTGATTGATGACGGCTTGAGCGGCGTCGATCCGTCCATTGTTTGCCATCTCTACGCAGCCGACGAGGATTGCGAGCTGGACGACGAGAGCCAATGGGAAAAAGCCAACCCGGCGCTCGGCAAATTCCGTGACCGCGAGGACCTGGCGACCGCGATCCGCAAGGCGCAGCGGATGCCCGCCGAGGAGCCGAAGGTCCGCAACCTGTTTCTGAACCAGCGCGTCGCGCCGGTCGCCTCGCTGATCAGCCGTGCCGAGTGGATGGCGTGCAACGGCGATGCCGTCCTGCATGCCGGCGAAGAGGTTTACCTGGCGCTCGACCTTTCCAGCGTCGTCGACCTGACCGCGCTGCTGGTCGGATCGGCCAGCGAGCCCTGCCGCGTCGTGCCGTATTTCTGGAAACCGCGCGAGCACCTGAACGAGCATTCCAACCGCGACTTCGGCGCATCGAGCCGCCGCTACCAGGAATGGGCCGAGGCCGGACACCTTCTGATCAGCCCCGGCAGGACCATCGATCCCGAGGCGATTGCGCTGTTCATTGCCGAGCTGACGCAGCGCTATCGCGTGAAGGGCCTGGCCTATGACCGCTGGCGCATCAACGACCTGCTGCGCGAGTTCGACCGCATCGGCCTGCAAGCCTACCAGGACGGCGAGAAAGGCGACGGGCTGCGGCTCGTCCCCTGGGGCCAGGGCTTCAAGGACATGGGCCCAGCCATCGACGCCGTCGAGCTGGCGATCATCGAGCGCAAGCTGCTGCACCCGAACAATCCGATCCTGAACTGGAACGTGGCGAATGCTGTGGCCACGATGGACCCGGCTGGCAATCGCAAGCTCGACAAGGACAAGGCCCGGTTTCGCATCGACGGCGCGGTGGCGCTCGCCATGCTGCTCGGCCTGCGCTCGCGCGACCGCACCACGATCAAGCCGGTCGATATTGAAGCTTTAATAGGGTAGCGCGGATGATCAATCTGACGGGCCAACGCTACTCGCGTTTGATAGCTCTTTCAGACGCTGGCCGCTTTCGCGGCGGCGTCGTTTGGTTGTGCCAATGCGATTGCGGGCGACAAGTAGAAGTCACAAGCAATCATCTCCGCACCGGACATACTGTTTCGTGCGGCTGCTTTCGTAATGACATCGCGCGCCAAATCGGGTCCGTCCGCCGTCCGCGACACGGCGGGGCCTCGCGCGGCGGGAAAACTGGCACATATCACAGTTGGGACGCGATGGTTCAGCGTTGCACCAACCCTCGCGCGATAGCCTTCAAGAACTATGGCGGGCGTGGCATCGAAGTCTGCGAACGCTGGATGACCTTCGACAATTTCCTCGCGGATATGGGCGAGCGACCTCAAGGCAAAACGCTCGACCGCTATCCGGACAACGACGGCAACTATGAGCCGAACAATTGTCGGTGGGCGACTAGAGCCGAGCAAAACCGCAATCGACGCGCGCGAGGGGAATGCGCAAGCTTTGATCGGATGAGCACGCCCAGCAGCGAGTGGAAGCACTTCTACGACACCGGCTTCTGGCAGCGCCGTCGCAAGCTGCAGCTCAGGGCGCACCCGCTCTGCAAGTTCTGCCTGGATCGCGGCGTCGTCGCCATCGCCAACGTTGCCGACCATGTCGAGCCTCACAAGGGCGACTGGAACAAGTTCGCGCTCGGACCGCTGCAATCGTTGTGCGCCGATTGCCACAACTCGACGAAGCGGTACGTCGAGCTGCGCGGCTATCGCAACGATGTCGACGAAGACGGCTGGCCGACCGATCCGAACCACCCGGCAAACAGGAAATGAGATGATGCTCACGCAAGAGCGGCTGCATTCTTTGCTTCACTACGATCCAATCACAGGTGCTTTCAGTTGGGCGACCGGGCGGAAGGGCGCGCGAAAAGGTCGACACGCAGGAAGAATAGACTCGGATGGATATCGAACCATCAAGATCGATTACAAAGATTATCGTGCAGCGCGCCTCGCCGTTCTGTGGATGACAGGACGGTGGCCGAAGCATCAGGTTGATCACAAAAACCGCGCTCGGGATGATGATCGCTGGACCAACATTCAACCAGCAACCAATCAGCAGAATGCTGCGAATAGGCGAGGCAGAACCAACTGCAAAGGAGTTCGTCGAGACTCGACCGGCAGATATAGCTCTCGTGTGACAGTGAAGTGCCGATGCGTCTGGCTTGGCCGCTTCGACAATCCCGTGGACGCTCATGCCGCCTACGTCACTGCGGCTCAATGGTATTTCGGTGAGTTTGCGGGAGTCAAATGAGGGACTGTCGAATATGCCAATCCTTCGATGGCGTGCGGAGCACGGTGAGGCTCCAATTGTCACGCTGGCTTGCGCGCGGACCGTCGAACTCTCGCCAGCTGACGGCAGCGTCGGATCAAACACCGTCTACATCAAAGGCGAAGGCACCATTGAGTCCTTCGGCAACGCCCCTCCCGGCGACATCGACCCGCAGGGAAGGAAGTGGGGCCTCGCCATCACCAAGACGGTGTTCTTCGACGCCGGGATCATCCTGAAGCAGTCGGAGCGCATCGCGACCTTAAGCGAGCGAGATCGCGTGATGCTGACGCCTTCGGTCGGCATCTATCGCTGCAACGGCGGCAGCCACTGGGGCGAGGTCCTCTTCGCTGCATCCGGCGCTGCGGACGTCTCGCGTCGCCTCGACGCAATCGATGAGCGGCTCGCCGAGATCGAGCGGCGGCTCTCACAGAAATAACCCCGGAGATGGGCGGCGATTGACTGCTCTGGCGCGACCGCGCGCCGGACGCCGCCCGCTCGGGCTTCCTTCTCCGAAAAGGGAAAGACCCCGATGAAGCACGAGAGCCAGAGCGCGTTCCGCCGCGAACAGCGCGAGCCGGTCGTGGGCGGCAATCTTTTCACGCGCTCACTCGCCGCGCGAACCATCGCAAGCCTGCGGCGCGGCAAAGCGGTCGATGTTGCGGCCGAGATGTGGCCGAGCGACCGGCTCTTGCACCAGCACATCACCCGCGCCGCTTCCACCCCCGCGATGACGAGCGTGGCAGGCTGGGCCGCCGAGCTTGCGCAGAAGCGCGTCACCGACGTGATCGAGGCGCTCGGCCCCGCTTCGGGCGCGGCCGACGTGCTCAAGCAGTGCCTGGTGCTCGACTGGGATGGTGCGGGCATGATCAGCGCGCCAGGATTTGCCGCAGGCGCGGCCAATAGCGGTTTCGTCGCCGAAGGCCAGCCGATCCCGGTTCGGCAGCTCAACGCGGGGCCCGCGCAATTGCAGCCCCACAAGCTGGCCACCATTGCCGCGCTAACGCGCGAGATGGTGGAGAGCAGCAACGCCGAGGCGCTGGTCAGCGACGCGCTTGTCCGCTCGACCGGTCTGGCGCTCGATGCCGTGTTCTTCGGCAGCGCCGCCGCGACGGCAGCGCAACCCGCTGGCATCCGCAACGGCATCGCCGCGACGGGATCGAGCAACAACGCGGACGGCTTTGAAGCCTTCGCCGATGACCTTTCGACGCTGATCAACGCGGTCGCGCCGGTCGGCGGCAAGGGGCCCTACGTCCTGGTTGGCTCGCCAGGCCGCGCCGCAATGATCGCGACGCATTACATCAGCTCCAAGGACGAGACGCAGTTCTCGGTCGTGGCGTCGAGCGCGGTCGGGAACGATCTGATTTGCATCGCGCCGAAGGCCATCGTCGCAGCGCTTGCTGCCGACGCTGACGTGGAAACGACGAGCGCGGGCACGCTCGTGATGGACACCGCGCCTGGAGCCGCTGGCACCATGGGGCCGGAAGCCGAGATGTGGCAGACCGACAGCCTCGCCGTGAAGGTGCGCTGGCCCGTTTCCTGGGCGTTGCGCAACGCAGGCGCAGTCGCCTGGCTCACGCCGTCGTGGAAGTGAGCTGAGCGCGCGGGCCGAACCGCTTTCAAGAACACCAGCAACCGCAGGGTCAACCGGACATCGCATGCGATGGCACGGAGGGATTGTTTATGCGCGTCAAGCAGGACGACCTTCAGCCTGACGATGGCGAGTCCTACGACGAT